GCAGTTTCATCAAGTTGATCAGGGCCAACAGCATCGTCTGCTATTTTTGCGCGAGTAACAGCATCCTCTGCTAGCTTTTCAGTCGTTACCTGTAGGTCACCTATCTTAGTCGTAGAAACAGCACCTTCGCCAATTGTGGAGTTGCCAACTGCGCCGTTTGCAATACTTTCCGGGCCTAGCTTTGGACCTTCGCCTGCTACACCAGTATGGCTGTGCCCACTCGCCCCCATAGCCGTTTCAATTCTGTTGAACTCAGCATTTAGATCGTTAGCACTGATGATACCACCATCAACAATACCTGCTTCTGATGCACGGGTATACCCTGCCATTACTTATCTCCTACTCTCTGTGGCAAACTCAAGTGCCATAGCATCTAGTGAAAAAGGTTGAGTTGAACCTGTTGTTGTGTATTCAATTGAAACAACAAACCCAGAGCCTGTTACTTGTTTTCTTAATGTAAGACGCACCGCATCACCATAAACAAATCCGGTAAGCACCTCTACTGGGTTTAATGGGTCTACATATGTAGCATAGGTTGCTGTTCCATATGTTCCCAAATCGTAGTCTGTGTCATCTCCGTCCGGACCAAGTATATTAGTCAGGTCTACAGGATCTGGCTGTATCGTGTTAGCGCCATTGTAATCATAATTCAAACGCATCTCAGATCTAAAACTTCCTTCAGGATCTAAGTAGGTATGAACAGCGTAAATTGTTTTTCTTAGGGTTGGATCATCAATTGGGAGATATGGAGTATAAAAAGATGCGTCTATATCAGCACCATCAAAAGTAGTACCCTGCTCCAATTGATACACATACCCATCGTTATTAGCAAAAAAGATCTGCTCTTCGTTTCCTGAGTATTCACTATAGGAACAGAACGCTTTTATACCCCTAGTCTCTGCCCAAGCTATCTCTCCGCCGCCCTGCTGAGCAAACTGTGTTCCTAGCAAGCCCTGAGAGTTCTCAGTTGAATCTCCTGCCCTAAAGCCCATGAGACGATACTGAGACTTGCCGCGAACCAAGAAAGAAGTAAATACGTTGTGTCGCTTTCTGAAAGAGTTTACTTCGTTCTGTATATTCTTTGTTACTGAAGCAAGCCCAACGTCACCAATCTTATCTGTACCAGACAATAGTCTAAGCCCGTCTGGCCCCATAAAAATTACATCACCTGCAATCTCTTGAATAGTGTCTGGTTCTACACAACCTAAGTCAGCAGAAACAGGCTGTCTTTGTACATCATCAAAAGATGTTGCATTAACGGCGCTAATAGTTTTTTCAGTGAACACATATAAAGTGTCCCGGAAAACAATTAAGCCTGTAATATTTGCAGGATACAAGTCCTGTACCGCGCCACTTGCTACTGTAAAATCTGTATCAGAGGCAGGAGCAGAAATAAATAAACTTGTTCCATTGCCAATAATGATCAGTCTTTTGTATACTGCAACATGATCACTACCGCTTAAACCAACAGGGGGGTTTGGTATTTGTGTGAGGTTGGCTCCATCGTAGATGTGTGGGTAACTTACCCCATCTACCACCATTAACTTTTCGCCCGCACCAATGTTGTACTTACAAAACCTGATTTTATTTGAAGTACTTGCGTCTAAAAACACGGTTGGCGTTGTGATTTCGGTCCACGCTCCTGCACCACCAGATTCATATAAACGACATTTTGTATTATCATCATTGTTTCTAGCGACAACAACCTTACCATTTAGGTAAGATATTCCCCGAATAACGCCAGTTCCGGGAACTAATGACGTATCAAACTTCTGATAGCCTAAAATCCTCTTATACCCGCCCTCAATAGACGGTTCAAAGTTTCTTAACTGTCTGGCACTACCGGGCATATTAACACCCTGCTGTAAAGGAGATAAGTTGGTTATCAATCCTCCGCCAAACTCAACGGGATACGTCTGCCAACCATCAGCCATTACATGTACCTTACATTATGGCTTGAGGATTTTTTAGTGACTCTGGTATCAATAACATTAATATATTCGTTGACAAACAGGCTACGCATTGCTTTAAGGCCTTCATCAAACTTTTGTTTTGCCATAGCCGCCGCCTGCGCATTGTCCCTAAACATATAACAATGGTATAGAGCACCATCAATTATTACATGCTTAAAAGACTCAGGAACAGTAGGTACGTCATCGTACAAATTTAGATCAGCAGGAATAATAAAATACTCAATCTCTAACGTGTAATCTTGATTCGGCTTTGGAGCAAGTACAAAATCATTGGTCTGCGTTTTGGCTATTAGCTTTGGAACACCGCCTGTTGAGTTCGTGTTAACCTCATCGTCATAGTATGTCTTCAGGTACTCATTGTATTGAATTTGCCTGAGCATCTGACTATCAACATTTAAGTCTTCGTCCCGAACAATTCTTACGGTATCAAAATCAACAATCTTAGCGTTCTGTGGAAGGGGATATCTGGCAACACCAGAGTCTAAAACAATTTCCGTTGTGTTGTGATTGAAAGGATAATTATACTCTTGATGATTGATGTCCCTAATTGCCGCATTAATTGCATCTTTAATCGTTGCATAAAAATTGACAGCGGTAGGAAAATTAGTGCTATTAAGCTTTGTTTCGTTCAATCTTCCACACAATTCATTGGTAAGAGATAAAAAATTATAGGACATTTATACTCTCTCCCTTACTTTAATTTTTATGCGGCGGTTAGTAGTAATAGTATAGTTTGTTTTATTGGACTGAGAAGTTACAATTTCGCAAACCAATGTATACACTTTGTTTGCTATTCCCTTGTCTAAAACAATAGTTGCTGTAGTAGCGGTTCTGCTTTCAGTAATATTAGTTAGACCAACGGTGGCAGATGCTCCTCCAGTATTTAAGTACATTCCGTTACTGCTTACTGCAAAATTAGGAGGAGCGAAAGTTTGATATGAATAGCCTTCAGGAAAATCCACCAAGGCTTTATCAGCACCCTCTATGTACCAATTAACAGACGTAATAGTCAGATTATCTCTTTCTAAGTAACGAGACCAATCAACCGTGTAATCTAGTCTTTCGTCCGGATCTTTGTCTGGGAATTTAAACGCCATTACGCGGCCACCTTTATTTCTCTGTATGAATCTTCATCAATGTACACTATTCGATCCTGTTCAGGCTCAACAGATACTGCGCGATTTTCTGACTCAAGAATATAAACAACCCCTGAACGGTTATATAGATCAGGGTTGAAGAATGGAAGTTTAATGCCATATGAGGTCTGGCTAGCGAAAGCAGTAGAAGATCCGGTTGCCCTACGTATAGTAATGGCAAGCAGATTTACAGCAATGGCGTAGCTAGTTATACTCAAATTACGCTGATTTGCAAGCTTTTTCGGCTGTGTCGTGGGTGTAGCAAATCCTGTTGAAAACGCCGCTGTGTTTGTTACTGCTGTAGCAGACACTGTGGCTGTAGAAGAAGGTTTCTTATCGGGCTGATAATTAAAGTTTACACCTGACACTTTAATTGCGGTACTAGTGACAGTGGCACTGTTCAAAGAAGAAACAACAGTAGAGTTAGTAATGCCTATGGCAGAAGATGACCCACTAGCCTCTGCGCCAGAAACATTTGATGTTGCATTTCCAATTCCTACAACAGTGCCAGTGTTGTTACTAGATTGTGCCTGTGCATTAGCCGTGGTATTTATAATGCCAACTGCAGATCCTGCTGTAGACCCGTCTCCCGCTACTACAGAGGAACCGTTTTGTAGTCGTTTACCAACTACAGATACTGTTGCAGTACAAGCTATAGTTGTATTTGGTGCATACTGTAATTTATTTGCTACAACAGAAATACTAGCGCTTCCAGATGAAGCGCCAGTAGCAAAATGTACAGTATTAGATTGCGCTCCAAATGCCGCCGAAGCAAATGGACCTGCACCAAATGACATTTATCTAGTCCTCTTTAGGCTCATCTACAGGCTTTTCTTTTTCGGCCAATTGATCAGCAGTTTGCTTTCGGATATCCATAATGACATCCATAGAATATTTAGCAGGCAATTCCGCCAGTGCTGATAAAATAATGTTTACTTTTTCTTCTGAAAAATTATATGTAAGCATGATTATTCCTATTAATATATTATTTTATTTATACCCGGATAATTTACTGCACCCAACGTGTCAGGCACATAGTCTTCGGGCCAGACTATGTCTTCATTAATTCTTGGAAGCTCTACGTTTTCATGCATAGCACCGTTTAGCTCCATCTGCTCAAATTTAGCAGATAGGTTTTCTAGCCATTCGCACCAACCAAGATTATCTATGTCATCTTTCCATCTGTTTTCATATACAACACCGTCAATTCTAGTGTCATATACATAAGTAGGATAGCGATCATATAAATGTTTAACCACAAGGTCACCCTTAATATGCG